CTCTTCGAAAGCTCTGTCAGATGTTTCTGTGTCGAATATTTCAGCATGCTCGTTAGCATATTGTTTGTACTCTAGTCCAAATAGTGCATTTAGACCAGGCTCTAGTTCTTTAACTAGTTGTGCTCTTGATATTGCCATAGTTTATACTCCTATTCTAACTATTAGTTGTTCGCTGCAGCTGTCGGTGCAATCATTACGATTACATTTGAGTTTGCTACAGTATTATCATTGTTTGCCGGATCGTTAGCCGTTCTTACAACTTTAAACTGACAAGTTGCAGCAGCTGTACCGATATCTAGTTTAACAGTCGATTGACCATTAATATCTGTACTTCTGTCAGCAGCCGCCCCATCAGTTGGGTTAAAGGTGCTTAAAAGGTTAGCTTGTGTTATCGCGTCATCGCATTTTACAGCATATTCCTGCATAGGATTATCGTTAACAAAGCCGACTCCGTCTGTTGAACCAGTATTATAGTCCGTTCCGAACGTAGTACTAGCCAACACGTGATTTGCAAAAGTAGGTTTGCTCGTAGAATTATTTACGAAAAATATTCCATTGAACACTCCTTCTATTAGGGTGATGCCTGAAGTTCCAGTTGACCAATTTATTCCACCCGCTTTTCCATCGTCCATAGTGTCAGCTGAAGCATCTTGTAGATACCCAGTGTCACCTGCCGATTGTAATGAAACAGGATTGTTCTGAAAAATTCCGACAGCTAGCCCTGATTTGACCATGTACTCAGCTTGACCACCTGTAGCGGGTGTAGAACCCATTGTAGGTGCTTGTCTGAATCCAAAGCCTCCAGTTTGGTTTGCCATAGTTGTTTCCTTTTATTGTTAAAGTTAATTTAATGGGTAGGAATTACTAAATAATTAGCTTTTCTTTGTACCACCAAAAGTTACGCTAGATGATGATTCATTTCTGAATTTCATCCCAGCTTGCCTTTCCTTCATAAGATCGTTGTTAATGGCTTCATCTTTTTCTTGAGTTTTCTTATTATAGTATTCCTCAATTTGAAGAGCGATCTCTTCCGGTATCCTTGCCAGCAAAAGGCCTCCTACTCCTATGATCCCTGCGTATCTACCTTCAGTCATTTGCGGATAATCCTGATCTGGATATTCATCAGCTCTAACTAATTCATATCCTTCTCTCAGAGACGCTGCAACATTTTTGGTATCTTGATACCCCATGCTTTCAGCTCTTATCCACTGATGTCGGTAGCCTGTTGGCGCAGGCGGTGCATCGAGTGAGTTGGGTGGAGTCCAAATCTTTTTAGCTTCCGCTTTAGATCTTGTTTGACTCGCACGTGAAGTTTTCATTTTATCTTGTTCCATATGCTTATACTCCTTCCGTGATTTTTAGTTGTTTTGCATAATCTTCGAGTGGCACACCTAATCTTTTAGCTATTGCTACCTGTGAAGGTGTGAGCTTGACAGTTTTCTTGCGTCCTTGTGGGGCTGAACGTTTAGCCGAAGCTACATTTTGAGCAGGTTTTGCTCTTTCTGTAGTTGTATCCGACATCTTATCAAATTTATGCGGAAATTCAAGTCTTATTCTTTTATCTACTTCCGTATAATATTCATCAGATTTAGGGTCATATCCTTCTTCTTCTACAAGCTTTTTATGTATATCAAAAGCTGTATAAGTCATAGCTGAGTCATTACCAAACCAAGTATTGTTAGATGCCCACTCTTCTGCTTTTGCATCTGTTGGCACTTGTTGGTCATAAGCTCTCCTTTGAGGATTTATGTTAACCTTTTTCTCTGGTTGTGTTTCTTCTGCAGCTTTTAATTGTCCAAGTCTTGCAGCATCAGAAGATAGTCTTGCCATCTGTTCTTGTGCTGATACTTGTCCATCCACATCTCCTGCTTCAATCGCAACTTTCAAAGCTTGTCTTGCAGCGTCCATATTTGTTTTGACTCTGTTTTCAAACTCCGAAACATAAGACTTATCAAGTTTAGAAAGTTTACCCTCTAAAGCTTCTTTATCTCTTTTTACTGATTCAGCAAAAGTTACTGCTTCTTCTCTCTGCCTTTCTGCTTCTCTCATTTTACGAGTTAGTTTAGCAATTCTTTTTTGAACGCCTTCACTATATTCTTTTAGCTCGTCCTTTTTCTCTTCTTTTTGTTCAACAGGTTTTTCTTCTTTTGCTTCAACCTGTTCAACTTCTATTTTTTCTTCTGCAGCTTCCTGTTTGGGTTGCTGTTCGTCTAAATTAATTTCAGTTGCTTTTTCATCAGCTTCACCTACATCAATTAGATCATCTTTTTTGTTTTCCTCTGGCATAGTTCCTTCCTATGTTAAATGTAATGAAGAATCGATTCTGGGTCACCAATTGTACCTAGAACTTCATCGTCGTTTAGTATTCGCACTTCTCCACCTTCTATTGGTAAACGTGCACCAGCATATCTGGCGAACATTACCCAATCTCCTACTTTACACCATGGCTCTATAAATTTCTCTTCATCTTTATAAGCCAGGTCTCCCATTTTCAAAACATAACCACATGTGGTTGCAATTCTTGCTTTATCTAATTGCTCTTGTGAAAATAAAATACCACCTTTAGTTTTTTCTCTTGGTGTAAAAGGTAAAACTAAAATTCTATATCCAACAGGTTCTGGTAGTTGATCTACCATCTCCTTAATACTTTCTGGATCTAATCTTTTTGCGTGAGATTCTTTTTTTGCTTGTTCTTTATACTTTTGTTCTAATGCATTGACATGTTTAGGAGTTTCCTTTTTTGTCTCCTCCGATGTCGATAACGTTTCCTTGCTCATTTTTTTGCTCCTTATAGTTTAGCAGGTTAGAGATTTCCTGTAATAATAATTGGTAGGCATATGCCTGTCCTAACATATATTTATATTTTTCCATATTGTCAATGCCTCCACTCATCATTGTGTCTTGTATTTGAATTAAAGCATTGTTTATGGACTTTTTTAGTTTGTCTATAATTACTAGATCTTCCATTATTTTACCCACCTTTCTATTAAAGAAATTTTCTCTTCTGCTTCTTTAATCTTACCTAAGAGTTTATCTATTTCATCTAGATGTTGAGGGTGTTCCCCTATTCCAACAGGATGTTTTAAATAAACATTTACTATTGCTATTCCCTCAGCAACTTGTGCTTCATATCTTTTTTTTAACGCCTCTAGCATTTCTAATAGCTTCCTTTCCTCTTTTTGCTATGGAAGCAACTTGGCTCTTACCCATAACTTTAGCCCTTTGTTCCATCACTGTTAATATTTGTATCTTACGTGCAAAGGGTTTATTTACACGTTTTACTTTTGCAACAGTCGCTCTTGCGTCTGCAGGTGTTGCAAATTTAATCCCGACCGTATCTCTCGGGTTTTCATCAGTGTAGAGTCTTCTGCCAGACCCTTTGGGTTTTTTACCCGTTCCTTTTTTTGGATCTGCCACCTAGCACTCCTTTAAGTGTTTTAGCTTGACCAGCATGTAACTTAGATGCCTTTTTCAAGCCTTTAATCACTTTTTTTATTTTTGCTTTTGCTTTTTTCATATTGCTCCTTTGTTAAATAAATTTTTTTCACTTTCATTACACCTTAACTCTAAATTTAAACTAATTCTTTTTCCATCTTTTGATGGATGTAGACGATGATCTACCGAACCAGGAAATATTAATATATCATCGTTTTGAGGTTTAATGTGTGCTTCTTTTCCTTCATATCTAAAGTCTATACCTTTGTCTTGTGTATCTAAATATAATACACCATTTACAGTTGCGGTGTCTTTATGATTATGCCAATCAGCAAGGTTAAATTTATTATCTGTTATACAACACCACACTTCAAAATTTTTATCTTTCAATGTAAATTTATTTAAACATTTTTCTGAACAAATAATAAATAGATGATATAGTTTATCTATAAGATTTGTTTTTAATTTAAAGTTTCCACTGTTTTCTAAAAATTTTCTTTGATCAACACACTCACTAATTAATTGTGTTTTATAATCTTTAATAAATTTTGTTAGAGATATTCTATGAACTAGCACTTCCATCTCCGTCTAGCCTGACGGATTCTAGAATTTGGATCATTTCTTGTTTTTGCTGATGCTCTTTTAAGTTGCCCTAGTGATCGTGCGCAGTATGATTTTCTACGTTTGGCAGCTTTTGATCCTGGCTTCACTTTTCCAGTCACGGCTGTTTTTAGTTTTGAACCGGG